ACGTCTAAAACGGTTCCAGATATGGACAGACCCGACCCTAAACTTAAATCTGTCGCGGCAGATGAACTCGAGCTTGAACCCTTGATGTGACTAGCGCCTCTTAGATTGGCCAATTTGGCGTTGGTGACAGCTCCATTCGAGATAATGGGGGCTGAAGCCGAAGTTCCAACACCTCCTAAATCTCCGGCTAGCTGAACCTTACCCTTGACTAAAGTTGTTGCGTCTGGTGTTACACCAGCAACTAAACTATCCACGTAGGCCTTGTTTGTAAGATCGTTAGGGTTAACGGGAGCCACAGGTTGCGAGATAGCACCCGACATTGCGCCTCCATGAAGAGGTAGGAGCAAATTCTTCATTTTCTCCACCGTTGTATTGTGAATATAAAAAGCCATTTATTGTCTGCTTTTTTTAACCTTTTTAACCTTTTTAACCAATATAAATTTTCATTATTTTATGGTTAGATTTCATAATAAAAAATGATTTTTTTATTACAAAAAATAATATAATAAACATGAATCGACCAGACATTAATAAAGTTTATGCTTTACTCTCTTCTGTTAAAAATAATGGTTTATCAGGATCATCAAAATATACTCATGTGTCTATGGGAGATAGGAAAGGTCAATTTTACCTTACTTCTTCCAAAGACAATGAATTTTACATGGTTTATTCAAAAATGGTTCAATCCAACACTCCGATGTGCTTGGCTGAAAAACAAGGAGAATATGTTCCATTACTTGGAGATATTGATATTAAAATTTTAACCGATAACACGCTTCAAACTAACCACAAAAAAATAAGAACTTTATACACAAACGAGGAGCTTCTAGGAACCATTAAATGTTTTCAAGATGTCATAAAAAAATTTGTTGTTGGATGGACAGAACAATCATTAATATGTGTTGTTTTAGAAAAAAAACCTTATGTATCAGAAAATTATTTAAAGAACGGGTTTCACCTTCATTTTCCATATTTATTTTTAGAGAAGGAAAAGGTTAAAAACGTCCTTATTCCAAAAATTAAAGATGAAATCAAAGAATTTAAATTAGGCAACGGAAAAAAGCTTTTTTCCGATCATACAAACGACCCAGAAAATTTTGTGGACGATGTCACCAGCAAATGTTGGTTGATGTATGGAAGTTCTAAAAGCGAAGACAAAAAACCATACAAAATTACTGAAATTTACGACGATAAATTAGCACAGTTGGAACCTTACGAAGCGTTTACAAAAGATAAGTTTTTTACACGTGAAGAAGAACCATTAAAAATTACACGTGATAATCTTCTAGATGTATTGCCTCAAATATTGAGTGTTTCATCCATTAAAAAACCCATATACAATATCAAAACTCCAACCGACCTTAAAGTTCCGACTAAAATTTATCTCAAACAAAAATTGAAAGACATTGAAGGTAAAAATTCAGCTTCTATACGGAAAAATTTAATTCAGGCTAAAGAGCTCCTTAAAATTTTAAAATCGACACGCGCGGACGATTATAATTCATGGTGGGACATTGGTATTATTTTATTTAATATTGGACATGGTTGTGAGGAAGCATTTAAGTTATGGGATAAATGGAGTTCCAAGTCCGATAACTACGACGAAGACGCGTGTTTGGAAATGTGGAATTCTATGGAGAAGCGAGACCCTACGTTCAGAAATATTAAAGGAATGGGTTCGCTAAGATGGTATGCTAAACAAGACAATTTCAAACAATATAACGAGTTTGTTGAAAGTACACATGGCCTTCAGTTTGACGAGAAAAATCTTGCACATAGTATTAAATCTTTGGAGGTAATGACCACAGACGCTCCACTGGCTCGATTAATGGTTGATATGTATTCCGATGAATATATCTTTTCAGATAATGGTTGGTATACATTTAATGGTATTATTTGGTCACCTGTTAAAGTTTTAAAAGAGTTTCGTTTTAAGCTTGAAAAGATCTCTGAAAAATATAAATCTTTTAAAAGTAAAATTATAGATGTTTTGTACTCTGAAAACGACTCTGATAGTGGTAAAGATAGCGAAAGCGAAGAAGAACCTGAAAGTTTATCTAAAAAAGATAAAGCTATCTTAACCACTAAATATCGTGAAATTTCTAAGGCCATAAACAAGCTTGAAAATTACGCTTCCCAAAATGGTATACTTAAGATGTGTGAGGTCTTTTTCTACGATGAAAATTTTTCCGACTTGTTGGATGAAAATCCTCTTTTGATAGCGTTTAAAAATGGTGTGTTTGACTTTGAAACTTTAACGTTTAGAAAAGGGTTACAATCAGACTACATTTCTAAAACTTTAAACATAAAGTACGATGAAACCTTAACCGAGGATAGTGACGAAGTCATTAAACTGAAAGACTTTTTAAACAAAATTTTTCCAGATAAGAGTGTTAGAAAGTACTTTATTGATCAGATATGCGAGGTGTTTAGGGGAGGTAACAGAGACAAAATTGCAATGTTTTGGACTGGTAACGGTAACAACGGAAAGTCTGTTACACAAAGACTCTTTGAGACTATGATTGGTAAAAAATTAGCAATAAAGCTCTCTACCAATGTACTCACGGAACGTATTCAACCGGGACAACCCAACCCGCAATTGACGAGACTTAGATGCGGTGTAAGATGGGGAGTGTTTGATGAGTGGGGTAAGACAGAACAGATTTTGAGCGGTTCGTTGAATGTACTAACTGGTGGAGACTCTTTACCGTGTCGTGATCTGTTCCAAAAAGGACAGGATAGTAATGACTTTACACCAATGTTTAAAATGTTGTGTATTTGTAACGAATTACCATCTTTGAAAGATGCCGTTGACGCTACATGGGACCGTATTCGTATAATACCGTTTGAATCAAAATTTGTACCGAGAGAAAAGTGTCCGGTATCAGTTGAAGAACAGAAACAACGAAAAATATTTTTATGCGATACCGAGATGACTCAAAAAGATCGTATGGCTTCTTTGGCAAACGCTCTAGGGTGGTTTTTGATCCAAACTTTCATTAAGAAGGAAACTAAACGTCGTGATGGTACATATGAAGTTGAAATTCCAGATAAAGTAAACGAGGCTAAAGTCAAGTATCAAGCCAAGTGCGATATTTTAGCTTACTTTATGGAGGATACATACATTAAAACTGATAACGTCGATAGTAAGGTTTCATTTGACGATATGTACGTTAGTTTTAAAAGTTGGTACATAAATTCGTTTTCAGGGAAGATGATAACCTTAAACAAGCACGAGTTTATTGAAATGGTCAAAAACAAGTATGGTTTGGGAGAAACTGAAAAAATGTTAAAAGGTTTCACTTGGAAACGACAATATGACGATGATAGTGACGATGAATAAACTCTTCATGTGAAAATATAGTTTTTAAAGACTAAAAAGTCTTTAAAAACTATATAAATAAAGATGATTAATAATCCAAAACCAATGTAGACTTTTAATGGTTGAAAACAGGACTATGAAAGCCTAAAAACGATAGTAAACTTAATTTTTTGGGAGTAACCATCGATACAGAAAATGGTTCTTCTAACCCTAAAATTAATAAGGCTTTAAATAAAAGCTTTAAACTCCATGACATCATGGAGTTTATTAAAGTGACCAAGTTCAAGTTAAATATGGTCATGTTTGATTACTTCTGGCAAGTTGTAGTCGGAACCCAGTCTACCCTAGTGGGTAGGGTGGTTTTGGAATGGTTTGGTTATGATGGGGAATACTATAAACAGCGTCAAAATTTTAAGAAAATGTTACGTAACAACAATATATATTACCGTGAATTGACTCTTGAAGACGATGAGTTGGAACAATTTCCAACGTTTCAACAAGAATTGGAAATACTACCCCATGAGGGTGCCAGAGCATGTTCTAAATTTCTTATAATGGAACCAAGAGACCTTAAAATGGCTATAATGCAACTCAAGACGAAAAATGGCCACATCATTAGAGACTACTACATTGACCTGGAGGAGCTCCTTAAATTATACGTTGAATATACGCTTTACTTTAACCATCGCGAAGCACAAAGAAAGATTACAGATTTGGAACAGATGATGTCAGATATGCGACTTGACATGAGACTACAACAGGAAAAAAGAGAGCTTGAGACAACAAGATCGACAACTGCTCAAATCTTTAGGTATCTCTCTTGAGGAAGTCAAAGATCAGAACGAAGAGCTGCTAGATACTAACAAGGGACTAGGAAAAGAGGTAAAGAAAGTTCAACGTAAGTTGGGCATCGCGGTCGAGGATCGCGCGCCTCTTCCAGACGACAAGAAGAAACAGGAGAGGTTTGTCCTCATCAAGAGAAACGACCCTGATTACCTACCATATTACACCATTAGAGCTCAAAATGATTACACATCTAGACGACTAAGGTCTCAGAAAGCATTATTTCCAGAGATGGAAATTCTTCTCGATTTCAAGGCAAATCCAAACTCTAAAACGTTGTATGTTCGAATTAAGGATAACTTGAAGTCTCGAGGTGTCACTTTCGAAGGTAATAATATAGACTTGAATGAAGCAGATGAAATGATGGTCATTAATGACCAAAAATACGACGTTTGAAAATATATTTTTCATTTTTCGAAATAAAAAAATTGATTTTTTTCACATAAATAATACTTTAAATAAACTATATACAATGGAAGATAAAAATATTACTATCAACGATACTAAATACAACTTTTTCAAGTTTTATAATATAAACCAACCATTAACCGAACTGAAATACTTCAACACGGAAAGACTTATATTCACTAAGCCTGTCACCCGTAAACTACCCAACAACAACATTTCTTTCAATCGTGTCTTTGCGGCTATAACTGGACCTAAACCACGAACTGTTACCGACAAAATAAATGGTGTCTACGACGTCAACGAATTGCTTGATTACGACTCTCAAACTACAACTACTGAATTCACCACTAAATACGATTTTTCTAAATTAGAGGATATAGACTACCACGTTTTAATCGACTACAACTGGTACACTCAAAACATCGATTCTGGTTTGAAAGAACCATCTTTTGTTTACAACTTATCAGACAAAATATACCATGACGAACCTGCTCAAAAAGAATTTGTTGTGGCTAAATTCAAGGTTTTCGATGCAACCGAGATGTATAGGAAGAAACCAACCCTAATCAATAAAATTCCAACCGATCATTATCACATCTTACTTGATCAAAAATGGTTAAACAAGAACATTTCCGAAAAATATTTGAAAAAGGTTAATGAAGAGCATCATCCCTTAGTGTTCCCATCCGAAGAAGTCTTTTCTTTTGGAGTGGCTCTCAACACCTTGGACACTAACAATACTTCTTATCAAATTTCTCTTTGTCTTTATGATCGAGAGAACCCTAAGGATGAGGAAATAAAGTGGGCTGCCAAATATGAAGAGTTGGCGACAGTGTGCAGAGACTACTTGAAGAAAAGCGAGTTTAAAAAATTGAAAGGTCAAATCGACGCTATGAAAGGATTGTCTTGGAAAGGTAGTGAAGTTGGTGATGCTGACGGACCTAAACTTTATCCTAAGATTATGTACAACCAGAAAAAACAAGAATTTATTACCATTTTTATGGATGAAAACGACGAGACAATTGACAAACCAGAAACTATCATTGATAAACGTGCTAGGATCAAAGTGGCCTTAAGATTTGAAAGTATCTTTGTAGGGTCAAAGGTAGCCTTACAAGTTAGAGTCAACGACGTTTTAATTTCAAAGTGGATTGAAGCCTATCAAGCCAAACCTTTGATTTTAAGGAGGAAACCTCAAGAAAAATCACCAACAAAAAATATAAAAGTATCCAATAAAAGCGAGGATGAAAGCGATCTTAATTCGAGTAGTAGCGAAGATGAAGAAGATGAAGGAGATGAAGAAGCTAAACCTGGAAAACGAGTTGTTAAAACTGTTAATTTTTAAGTAGAAAACAACCATCATTTTTTAATAGACTTAGTCTATTAAAAAATTTAAAAAAGTGGGTCTGAAATGGTTATTTGGGCAAGGGTACTACCTATACTTTTTGATCAATTTTTAATTTAATGGTTATTGTAACCATTAAATTAAAAAAGTGGATTAATCCACTTTTTCTGGGTTTAAGGTTAATTTAATCATTAAAAATCCCATGTTAAAAATTTTTTAAAAAATTTAAACTTAACGTCTGTAAATTGGAGGCCTAAATCTAGGCGGTGAAGACCTTATCGGATAACCAACCTTGGGAATGGATACATTGGTCTTGGAAAATAAATTGGAACTATCTGTGGTTGAAGTGAAGGTTGTGGAGGTGACGCTGAAACCATGGGTTGTGGTGGTTGATGGTATCTCATCAACATCAATAGTAAGGCCGAAAGTAGCACAATTATTACAATGATTAGCTCTTGCATTTATTTTCTGTGTTTTTTGGTCATTTTAACTCTTTTTTGGTTCAATAATTTTTAATGCTTAAAAAAAAGCATTAAAAATTTAATACAACACTAAAAGTAGTATTACGGCTGAAATTAACCACAAGATATATTCGTTTAACCCAGACTTTGATCTCACCGTTGGAAAATTAATGATTAAAACAAGCCCTATAGCAAGAAGATAAAATAAATTTGGTTTCGTTGAGCTTGATGGCGTGCTTATCGTTGACGAAGAGGTTCCATCGAACCTTTCTATTGTCAAGTCTTCAAAAGGTTCAAGAAGCCTTTTAGTATACTCTAAATCTTGAAAATTTAATGGTTGTTCTTTAACCATTTTAAGTTGATTAATATGGTCTCCGCTCATTTATTACCTTCCTAATAGAACGTAAGATTAACCGAAGAATCCTCAAGCGCGCTTTCTACAACCATCATAAGGTTGTCACCTTTTTCTATTATTATAGGCTCGGAAAACTCCTTTAGCATGTATCCTAGTTGCACATCTTTTTCAATGGCGTGCTCACTCCTTATTTCTTGGTTAATCATAAAATATAATTTTGTAGGGTTCATTTCACCCATTTTTAATTTTTCCCCAATTTTATATTTATAAGGGGACGTTGCGAACCCTACAGATGTAATGTGCATTTTGTGCGGACACACGAAACCTGGGTTGAAGTAGAACGTTTTTTTAATTAGGGTGTGACCTTTAGAAAAAATATGATATGTAGGGTTTTGTATAGCCATTAATCGTTCAAATCTTTCATCAACATAATTTTTATTAACGGCGTCTGAAAGGTTCTGAGGAGTTTGAAGATTAACTATTTTAAAATGGTTAACGTTAAGGTCACAATTACGCGAATATTTAGTAGCCAATTTTTCACTTAGGAGAGTGTCCACGTAATGTTTGTTTACAGCATCCATTTCTGCAACCGGAGGTTTCAGCAGGTGCAATGGACCACTAACAACATCCCCGGTTTTCTTAACACAGTTATCTGTTGTGTTCTGTAGTTCGTGTACGAGACTCGCGATATCTGGTTTTATGTCTTCGTTTTCAAAAACCTCAAATTTATGGTTCCTCAGGCTTTTTTCAAAACAAGAACCAATGTAGTCCTTGATTTCTTTAGTAATGTCAGACTTTTGCGTTTTTGGAGGCAAAGTGTCTGGATCCTTGAATATATCTGGTATATAAGGGCTTCGGGCGGTCATTTATTAACTGCAAAACTGAAACAATTCAAATTTTTTCATAGTGTCTGGATGCATACACCAAATACTCAATTTTCATTGTCTATTTCGTTTAAAATTTTATCCAATTCTGTGGTTGATGGTTCGTCTTCACCCGTTGTTGGAATTGCGCTTGTGCTGGGATTTGGCGTAACTGACTTTAAAACTGGATTCGGTGAACTATTTGTAAATGTGTTGACTTTGAAAGTCTGATCGTTGTCGACGTTTTCTCGATCGTATTCAACATGTTTACTAATTTTCGATATTACCACAGATTTTTTTAGCTTCTCGTCACCATTATTATTGACTTTTGGATTTCGGATGGCTTTACCATCCTCATCGAAGGTGTTACTTATTTTTAATGGTACAAGTTTGCATACGTCTCCCTCGCATACAAGACTGTTTTTGTTATTAGCTTCAAACATTGCCTCCATTTCTCTATTTTGAATGGTCCGAGCAGCTACACTAGTTCTAGCAGTTACACTTTCACGTAGGTTAAAATGTTCCTTAACTCTTTCAGGGTTACTTTCGTGGTAGATGTGCGTCATTGGTTTGCGATTGAACTCATTTCCCATATGAGGTATTTTTAAAGGTGTTGTATGGCCTGCAAATTGTTGATTTTGTGGTTGGTGTGGTTGTGGATTGATTGAACCAATCAAATATCTAATTTGGTTATTTTGTATAACAATTTGATTTTTAAGGTCCTCCACGACCGCCTCCAAGTCTGAAATTTTTTTGTAAAAATAAAGGCTTAGACCACCCACAACAACCGCTTCTGATACTCGCATGTAGTTATTGTATTTATTTGACTCCATTTATTAGTTAATAAAATTATGGATAAATTAATAATACAAATCGATGCTTTGATTAAAAAGTATCAAGACCTACAAGAATTTTACTATTCATTCCTTGTATATTGCCGAAATGAGCGGTGAACTGTCTCTTTCAGAGTCGAACAATGACGCTGAAATGTGTATAGCCGTTCATAACTACAAATCGATTTTTAAAACTATCTTAATCATTTTAAGGAAGTTTGCCGTCTTTTAAATAGAGTAAAAAATTTACTCAAACCAAGGTCTAATTTAACTCTTTCGAGAGTGAAACTTGGAAATCAAGAGTTAAAGACATTTTTTAAGCCTTAAAGATATTTTAATGGTTTCAAAAACCATTAAAATATATTACCAACGACAACATGACACGTTAAAAGAGTACTGGTCTGGGGTAAAGATATCCACTCCCTCAATTGTTTCTGGTATGCTATTGTTCACCATTGGAAACGCCACGGTTAAAACGGTATATAAGAAGAGTACGAGTAAGTGTACAAGATGCATGTTTATTATTATATTTTTTGAAAATTTTACCCTGGTTGGGATATTTGAAGGAGAAAAAAGAACATGCTCTCATTCTACAAGAGATTATGGTTAAAGAGGAGCCTATCTCAAGTACAACATCTCCTAGGTAAACTAAGACCCGAAATAAAACTAGTTCAAAAATCCTAATTAAAAGATTTTTAATGTTTATTTTAAGCATTAAAAATTCAAGTATACAATATGAACACTTTTCCACCACAATTTAAAAATGAAATTTTTTTCAAAATAAAAATTTAATAATAAACATGACGATTACCACAATTGAATCAAGAAATGAACTATTAGACTCTTTGAGTTATATTCGACTTAAAGACTCATACATGCGTCCAGACGAGCAGTCACCCCAAGAACGTTTTGCCTTTGTCGCGAAAAGTTTTTGCAATGGTGATTTGGAACTTGGACAACGACTTTATGACTACATCTCTCAACACTGGTTGAGTCCAAGCTCTCCACAACTTTCTTTTGGAAAAACAAAACAAGGGTTGCCGATAGCTTGTTTCCTGCCTTATTTACCGGATACGACTCGTGGCCTAATTGACACCTGGGCAGAGGTAAGTGAACTAAGTGTAATAGGAGGAGGTATAGGGTTGGGTGTTGGCATAAGGCAACCAGATGACAAGTCTGTTGGGATTATACCACATTTACGCACCTATGATGCTAGTTGTACCGCTTTCAAACAAGGTCAAACTAGACGTGGAAGCTATGCTGCTTATTTGGATGTTGACCACCCTGAAATTATAAGCTTTCTAAACACCAGACGTGTCAGTGGAGTTGGAGGCGACTACAACTATAAACTAATGAATATTCACAACGGGGTTAACTTGACCGATAATTTTATGAAGAAGGTATGGTTTGTTTCAACCATTTCTCCAATTTTAAAATCTACTAAAAATAATGGAGAAAAACAGGCTTTGTTGGGTAAAGCAATCAACGACTTTAAAAATTCTATACACTCCTTTGAATTTCTGGATAATTTAACCTTAGAAAACGCTCAAGAGAAGATTAATGTAATGGATAAATTTGACCTTGTTGATCCCCACAATAAAAAGGTTAAAGAGACCAGATCTGCTATAGAATTGTGGGAAAGAATACTTGTAACTCGCGCGGAGACAGGCGAACCATACTTACATTTTATAGACGCTTCTAATCGTAAGCTTCCAGAGTGCCAGAAAAAATTGGGGTTATCCATCAAACAGTCGAATCTTTGTGTGGTTGGAGAGACTTTAATTTTAACAGATTGTGGGGAGTTTCCAATCAAAAGTTTGGTCAATCGAACCATTATGGTGTGGAATGGAGACGAATGGTCCGATGTTACCATCGTACAAACTGGCACCAATCAAGAGCTTGTTAGGGTCGACTTTAGCAATGGAACGTTTATTGTGTGTACTCCATACCATCGATTTTTAATTTTAGATAAAAATAAACCATACAAAGAAATGAAACGTGAATATGCTTTTAATTTACCATTAAATTTCCCGGTTTTATACGTTCGTAAAAATTTAAGATGTGTGATGGTTAAGGTTACAGGTGTCACCAAGCTTGATCGTAGAGCCGATACTTATTGCTTCACTGAACCATACAACAACGCAGGTGTTTTTAATGGAATTCTACTTGGAAATTGTAGCGAAATTTTACTGCCTACAGACGAGCATAGAACAGCGGTGTGTTGTCTGGCTTCGCTTAACCTCAATTACTACGACAAATGGTGCAACAACGAACAATTTTATTTGGATGTAGCGACTTATCTAGACAATGTACTACAATATTTTATAGATAATGCACCACATACACTCAAAAGAGCTATATTTTCAGCAGAATCCGAAAGGGCGATAGGAATCGGGGCTTTAGGGTTCCATTCTTACCTTCAATCTAAAATGATTGCAATCGAAAGTATGGAAGCATATAACCTTAATAATAAAATTTTCAAAACAATTTCTACCAACCTTAAAAGGGTCAATTTGATCCTTGGAGCATTGAGAGGAGAAGCGCCAGACTGTAAGGGGGCAGGACAAAGATTTAGTCACATGATGGCTATTGCACCAAACGCAACATCATCTATTATAATGGGTAATACTAGCCCTAGTTGCGAACCTTTCAGAGCCAACGTATACAAACAAGATACTCTTTCAGGGTCTCACATAACCTACAACAAGCATCTCAAAAAGTGGTTGGAAGAAAAGATAAAAGATCCATTAAAACTGAAGGAAATTTTTAGTAGTATAAAAATGCGGGATGGATCCGTCCAACATCTTGAGGTTCTTAATGACCACGAAAAGAAAGTTTTCAAGACGTGGCCTGAAATAAACCAAATGGTGTTAATAAGGCTGGCCGCAGCTAGACAAAGGTATATAGATCAATCACAATCTTTAAGCTTGTTTTTCAACCCTAACGCAAAAAAGAGTTATGTTCACAGCATTCATCTTGAAGCTTGGTTATCTGGTATATTGACCCTGTACTACCATCGTTCTGCAAAAATTCTAACGGTGGATAAAGTAAACCATAACTTTAACAAGATAGTTGAGGAGGAAGAAAAGGAACCAGAAACGTGTACCTTTTGTGAAGGTTAATTTGACTTTGTTTTTTGATTTCAAAGCATTAAAAAATAAAAATGAAATTTTTAATAATAAAAAATTTATACAATAAATATGGATAACTTTGAGCTTACGGATTGTATTTATGAAAGTATCAAAGATACGTTTTATTATGGTCTCTTTGGAGACTTTAAACTTGTCATAGACAAGGCTACCGGGTACTTTAACGCAACAAAGTTGTGTATCGAAGGTGGAAAAGAGTATAGAATTTGGAGTCGTTCGGAAAGATCTAGAAAATTATTTTAATATTATGAAAAGCTGACCGTACAATTGTAATTTAGACTTGGAAAACAGCTCTATCGATGAGGAAAAATTAATTGAAGCTATTGAAGGTCAAAAGAAATATATAATTTTTTAATGCTTTTAAAAAAGCATTAAAAAATAAAAATGAAATTTTTTGGTTAAATTAAAGGTAAATTAAAGGTAAAATAAAGAATAATGGGAATTAAAAATATGAGCCAATTTTTAAAAAAACACGAGGTTTATGAAACCTTAAATATATCTTCTTTGAGATATGTTAAAATAGGTGTAGATACACCTATGTTCATGTACAAATTTAAAAGCATGTATCCAGAGTCGAAGGAGTGGTTAGGGTGCTTTATAACCTTTATTACCTTTTTAAGAAAATGGGATATCCATCCGATTTTCGTTTTCGAAGGTAAAGCTCCACCAGAAAAAGCACCAACACAAATCTTGAGACGCGAACAGAAACAAAAAATTGTGGACAAAACGAACCTCTTACAAGAAAGTTTAGACGCATTTGTCCAAAAAGGAGAAACCAACCCTATTTTATTTGAGACGATGACCAAGTTAAAAGAAAAGAAACAAAAGAGTCTCTTAAGTTCAAAAGCTACCATAATTAACGTCGAAGAGATTAAGGACGAAATCAACCGTAGAAGAAAGTATGAATTTTCAATTACTGAAGAAGATACGAATTTGGTTAAAGAGCTCCTTGAACTCTTAAAAATTAATTTTATTCAAAGCAAAGGTGAGGCGGAAACAGAATGTGTACACCTCTTTTATAATGGTTACATCGACTACATAATATCAGAAGATACGGATGTGCTCGCATACCATCATCCTACCACTTTAAATTTAAAGGTTATAACAACTTTTAATACAAATGATCTAACATTTGTTCAAGTATCGAAGGAAAGGCTTTTGGACACCTTAAATCTGACATCTAAATCTTTTAGGGACTTTTGCATCATGTGTGGAACCGACTACAACAAGAACATTTTTCGGATTGGAATTGAAAAATCTTACAAGTTTATATTAGAGCATTACACCATTGATAATGTACCTCTCGATACAAGTGTTTTGAACCACATTCGAGTACGATCGTTGTTTGAGGTTACACCCGGCTACACCACATCTATTAAAAATGTATGGTGCGATGTACCAAACGAAACGTTAATAGATAAACTTGCAATGTTTATCTTTACAAACTCCATTAAATCTGTTGATGTTAACAACACTTTTAAAGCTTTAACCGAACCTAATTTTACACTCGAAATTGAATAAAAACGTTTTGTTTTTAATGCTTACAAAAAGCATTAAAAACTTATAAATAACAACTGCTAATTTTAAACAACTAATAAAGATGTATCTAATAATACATGAAACAAGCATTACCGCTCTTAAAAATATTTTAAAGGCTAATCAACTCCTTAAAAGTTCTAAAATAAAAGAATTGGGTCTAAGCACCTTCCAGGGGAGTAAAAATCGTCGGTTGGCAGACGACCCCAAAGTTTCTCTTGTAGATCGTGATTTTAGTCAAAAGTACGATGAAGTAGACGGTGTATACTTTAGACTGCTCACGGTTGATACACCTATAAAACTAAACTATGGGGGAGAATGTGTACTGGTGTTTTCTAAAGATATTTTAATGGATAAAACTAACTTTGTCATAAACACAGAGGAAAATTTTGGGTTCTGTATAGCCGAGGATGGAATAGTCGCAGAATCTCAGTTTTCGGGAGAGGAGGGTATGAGTATAACTAACCTTAAAAATTTCGACTTGTTAAAAGGTTATCATTTTAACCATTACTCTTCTGAAATATTAATTAATGATAATATTGACCTTAAATATTTAAAGACGGTTTTTGTTCTGAAACATTTATTAAACGAAAATTTAATGGATGAATGTAGCAATAAAAATATCTCTCTTTACGCTTTATAAAACTAGTTTCAAAAATCCACTTTTTCATGAAAAAGTGGATTTTTTTCCAAGGGTAGTACTAGGGAAAATATTCGTTTTTCATTTTAATGGTGAAATAAATCATTAAAATGAAAAAGTGGATTAACCCACTTTTTCATTTTAAAGGTACGACTGAGCCATATTTTTAGAAAACTTTTTGAAAAAATTTAAAAATTGAATTTCTTTTTATAAAAAATCTTAATTAAATAATGGATAACTTAAGCTTAGATGAAATATTTTATATTACAAGATTTTTAGACCTTAAAAATACTTTTAATTTTATTAAAAGTATAAGGTTGGATCAAAGCTACAACATTCCAAAGTCCATACTCGTAAAAAATAAAAAATTAATGGTGATTGAGAACATTTACAACGAATACTTTTCCTGTGATAAATTAGTGGAGTTAAAGGAGCTTTTAGAATTTTTTTATAAAGACATAGATTTGGAAGATTTAATATGTTTTATGGCTAACGTGTACCCTAACAATCCAAGACTGAGAGATACGATTCTTTTTGACCTTTTAAAATTGTACGAAGACCAAGTGGTTGATTGGAGTTTGTTAAAAGCTCATTTTAAATTCGGCAAAAAAGATCTCTGTAATAAATGAGGTTTAAAGTCTTCTTGGAATTTTTAAAATTAAGACTGAAAAAAAAGGCCAGTCATTACACGGTAGGACCGAGTATATCTATTAAGATTGGATATAACCCTAGTATAAATATTTCAAATGCGTTGGTTGATTTAAACCACAAAGAAAAGAGGTTTATTGTATTTCCAATTAAAATTTATGGTGAAAAGCTACGTCATTTAAATATCGTTCTTCTGGATAATAAAACAAAAATTATAGAGAGGTTTGAACCATTCAACGATTATATTAATTTTAAACAAATTAATGATTTATTGGAACCATTTTTGTACAAGTTGATGGAAAAGAAAAAAATTTACTTTTTAAAGTACCAAAACACTTTAAATACCGAAACTGTTTTAACCGATAAAAATTGTGGTTATTATTGTATAGAATATGCTTATCGTAAAATTGTTTTTTAATGCTTTTAAGAAGCATTAAAAACCTACATACAAGTCATTGTTTTAAATACTGGATGAAATCTACATTGTCCAGAACAACAGTCTTGATCTTGTACACAAATAGTTGAAGAGAACTGGCAACCAGCACATTGATAGTTGCTATTGCATTGTTCTCGATAACCACAATGGTGGTGTTGGTAGCAGTACTGACCTTTTTTGTAGACTGGTGGTGGTAACGTGGTTGTAGTGGTTGTAGTTGTAAATAAATTCTTACATATCCCACGACCATTAACAGTGTTTCGCGGTAAATAGCAGAAACCACTGCAACATTCTTCGTCGTCGAACGGTAAAGAACAGATTTCACCGTCTTTTTTGCATATTTCGCACTTTCCAAGTCGGAGACTACACCCAAATCCCCGTGGACAATCTGATTCAACACGGCAACTCTCTGGTAGACATATGCTTGCATTCTTGTATGCGTTATCGTGCATTTTTTGGCATACGAAACCTTTACAGCAAGGAGAATATATTTCCCCGCATAATGTTCCAGGTTTACCACACCATTGGCATGTATTGTCTATACACGACATCCACGGTAGACAACCAGAGTCAGAATCGCATGTTTTTCCATTATACCGTGCCGTAGTCAGACTATTGACTAATAGTACCTGCACAACTAGTAAAATTTCATACCTCATTTTATTATATCTAGTTTTGAGGGTTAAAAGAGGAGTGAGTATAGAACAGTTTTTGTCATTGTTTCTCTTGTACAGTCGAATCACTAAAAAAATATTAAATATTCGTTGATGGAGTGGATATAGTATACCTGAGGAAAAGCATAAAAAAAATCGAAAAATTAAAAGGATAAAAGGAGGTTTTTAACCTCCTATTAACATATATAAAAGGCTATATGAAAAATTGGTTATAATAAACAATGGGATCTGCTGTTTCAAAAAATATAACAAAGGCTGCTACGGAAGCTATAGCCAAAGTTTCAAATGATATAGTATCAACGACTAAGCTCACAACCGACCAAACACAAATCATTAGTGTAACGGACGTGGATGGAGATGTTGTAATTTCTGGCAATACTTTCACTCAGAAAGCCAATATAAACATGAAATCTTTAATGAATACACTTGTACAAGAGGATGTACAGCAAAATTTAACCATGGAGATTGCTCAGGCTTGTAAGAGTATAGTTAGTGGTTTAAACATCTTTCAATTTCCCAACGCCCAAAATGAAATTAATTTATTTTTAAAAGCTAGCGCCGAGCTTATGAATACCATTAGCCAGTCTTGTGCTTCAAGTATATCCGAAAACCAAGTCATTAGCGTGTCTAGGGTCAAAGGTAACGTTTATATTACCAATAATTTAATGCAAGAATTTGCAGACATCTTTGGGTCTTGCGTACAAAATGCCGTTTCCAAAAACACTGTTTATCAGAAATTACAGGAAAAAATAGACCAAAGTGCGACTGCAAAAGCCGAAGGACTAGATTTATGGCAAATTATTATAATTGTTGCTCTCGTGTTGGGTATACCTTTTGTTTCTGTAATTGGAGGAGTGGCAGTCGTAGGACGATATTTATTTCCTCTGAGTATACTCGCCGGCTCTGGATGTTTAGTAGCTTACTATACATGGATCGAAGAAACCGTCTATTCTCACGCCTTTTCAACCTTAATTAGAAATCTACCAGATTGCAATGCCGTACCGTTAACTGGAACAGTTAACTCTTTCAATACTAGTAGCGCTGCCGCCCAAGCATGCGCCAACAATAGAAACTGTGTGGCTTTTGACTGGCAAGGAAACACCATCGACCAACTAGGTAATCATACTTCCTTTAGTCCACCTCAAACAACTTTCTATAGTAGCATAAGTAGAGGGTGTGAAAAAGCCATTACAAGCTCACCGGATCACTCAAAACTATTTCGAACCCCAATCTTTATTAAAGGTACCGGTCCGCCAACAAAATCGGAAGGTGATGTGTACCTGGATGTGGCGACCACAGATTATTATTTTTTCGATCAATCACTTCGAATGTGGATGAAGCAAGGTTCTTTTGCCCATTCCAATTTTACGACCGCAAATACAATCAATTGGGGTACAACTCAACCTAGTCCAACAACTCAAGGTATTGCTGGTAGTATATATGTTTACTACTCTCAAGCCGACCCTGTGTATTTTCACGTTTATGTGAAAAATCCAGATGGGTGGAAGCTTTACACCCCACCATTAAAAGGACCTGGTCTTATTCCAGACACTCCAGCCAATATTAATGTATCTGGGTTTACGACCATCAAATACAGACAGTGGTTGCTATACCTTGGTGGGGCCTTACTAGTTGTGGGTGTTTTAGGGTCGGTTGCGTCCTTTGTTTCGAAAAAACCTACGA